TTTCCGATACAACATTTTTTACACCGCCCCATAATTCTGACGTTTTTTCTTTGACGCCGTTCCACATCTCGCTCTCGATTGATTTGATGCCTCCCCAAATTGACTTTATCAACTGCAAACCCAAATCAAACCAATTAACAGACATAAAACCTTTCACGATTGCACCCATTATTTGCGGCAAAGCCGCTATCAACTGTGGAATTGCCCGTACCAGTCCGACTGCTAAATTTACGACCAACTGCATTCCGCCTTGTATAATTTGGGGCATCATCGAATATGACGCACTGATGATTCCTGTTATCAGATTTACACCTGCATCTATTATTCTCGGTAAATTTTCTATCAAACCGTTAGCTAATGACGTAACAAGCTGAACTGCCCCCATAGCCAATAAAGGAACATTATCCACTAATCCGTCAACCAACCCCTCTATCAAAGTTACCGCACCACTTATAATTTGAGGCATAGAATTGGATAATCCTTGCATTAAATTTCCTACAATCTGTGATGTTGCAATTAATAACTTAGGAACTACGGCAGACAGTCCAGTAACAGCCACAACAACGATATTATTTAAACAATTTGAAAACTGTGAAGCATTCTGTACTAAACCGTTTACCAATGATGATATTAAAGATGCCGCACTATTTGCCAATGTAGGAGCCAAATCATTAATTAACGGCGGAATAACTTCGCCTATGGTAGGTGCTAAACCATCAATCAAATAACCTACGCCACTTAACGCACCCGTTATTGCCGGTATAACATTCTGCCCGAACGTCTTAGCTGAATCAACCAGTGCATCCAAACTCTGATCAAACATTTTTCCGCCTGTTGTCAAACTGACAAGGGTATTTTCAAACGCCGCTTTCAGTGACCCCCACGATCCGCTTATTGTCGTGCTTGCCTCTTTTGCCGTTGTTCCCGTTATGTCCATTTGCGTTTGGATTGCATGAATAGCCTGTGTAATATCGGCAAATGATGAAATATCATACTTCTGTCCGGTAAGTTTCTGTGCATCGCCAAGCAGTCGTTTCATTTCAGCTTGTGTGCCACCGTAACCGAGTTTTAAATTATCAAGCATGGTGTAATTTTGCTTTGCAAAACCTTGATAGGCATTTTGAATGTCTGTCATATTCGTGCCCATCTTATTCGCATTATCAGCCATATCCACCAACGCTGAATTTGCATAATCCGCCGCCTTTGCTGTATCGCCCTTTAAACTTGAAATCAGTGATGCCGAAAAATTTGTAACTGTTTCCATATAGCTATTAGCTGACAAACCTGCGGTTTTGTATGCATCATTTGCATATTTCTGTACTGCCGCCGAACTGTCTTTGAACAATGTATCGACACCACCTGTCAGCTGTTCATAATCAGCAAATGAACTGACTGATTTTGCTACCATTGTTCCTACTGCGGTAGCGGCTGCCGTTCCAGCAATAGCTAACCCTTTGCCCAATTTACCAACGGCACTGCCAACAACTTTAGCTTTATCTCCCAATTCAGAAATTTTTTTGCTTGTGTTGTTCAATGTACTACGCAGATTATTGCTTTCATTTTGGGCTTTTTTCATATTTGCAAAGAAGTTTCCGGCTTTCAACGACAGTGTTGCTCCTATGTTTCTACCTTTTGCCACATCAACCGCCTCCTGTCATTGCTTTTATCTTTTCAGCTTCTTCTTCGTATGCTTTTATCATACTGGCTCGTAAAAATGCCTTTTCATTTCCCGTAGCCCCGGCAATTCTATCCCAATCAAAACCACGTTGGACGTAGTAATGTATTAATTCAAAATCACCGTTGCGTTCAATTAGTTTTTTAGTTCTTCAACCGCCTTAACGCTATCGTCAACATAACCTGCAAAACTTAATGCAGCTTTCGAGATATTCAATACCTCGCCCGGTTCAAATATTTTGTCAAGAATATCTAATGGGTCTTGGCAGCCATATGCCTGTTGCAGTTGTTTGTTTTTCAGTGGCGGTTCTGTCACACATTCATACACCAGATATGCATCCGATTCGCCTGAAGACGCATCCATATTCATTGCGTCATTTACTTGATTTCTTGTTGGTTTTGTTATTGTGATTGTGCCGTCAAGGCTTTCAACGTACAATTCCTTTGTTTTATTTTTGTTCTTTGCTTCCTTTACTTGCTCTGAACGTCTTATCATTTCGTCCAACGTCAATCTTGTATGTTTTTCTTGTCCTGTCATTTTTATATCCTCCTAAAATGTTTAATCCTGTTCTATCGGTTCAATGCTTGCAAGGAATTTCAATCCTGTAAAACCGCCTTTGTATTCTTCTTCAACTACCTTACCGTTTTCACCGCCGGTTAGTGGTACACTCTCAACCCAACAATTAGTCAGTTGGATTTTTTCATATCCGCCACCATATGCGTCTGGGTCTTTTAGTTGACTAATCAGTGTAGAACGTGGGTCTTTTCCTTGCATAAACGCTTCCGCAAAACTCTTGCCTCGTGAAAATACCTTTCGCACTTTCATTGTGAACGTACCCGATACACTCATCAACTTGCTATCCTTGATCATATCACCCGCAAATGTGACATCTTCACGGTCAGTATCCAGTGTTGCTTCAAAACTTGAAATTTCATAAATGACCGAATCGTCCCACCATACCTTGCCGTGTGTACCGGAAATAATGTTAGGTGCTGAAATTTTTCTACTCATATATGTCTACCTCCTCGATTACATGTTTACAACGAATTTCAAATCTTCCGCTGCGTTTTGCATTTGAATATGTGCCGCCATAAACATAAATGTGCCTGTATTGGCTTGTTTGATTGCAACATCACTCATATTTGCAACGTCAACACTTTTGCTTGCCAAATACTCTCTTTGTGCGTCTATGTCGATTTCTGCATAATGTTCATAACCGTCATATAGCACACCTTCCTTTGTCAGTGTTTCAAAATATTGATTCACTGCGGCGATAAACAGTTCTTTGTTTTCAATACTGTTACTTCTGCCGATATAGTTTTCTTTGAATGTTGTTCTAATGTCTTCTGCAATCAGATCCATTCCTTCAACTATCTTGATTGACTTCATATCCTCTGTCTGATTTGTTCCAACCGTTGTCAATGAATTCACACCTCGTGCAATTTCGACCTGCTCACCATCGTTGATTAAAATTAGCTTTCCGGCATCAACATCCGCATCGGGGGTTAAACTCTCTGTAATACTGTTGATTTCTGAAATGACTTTGCCTGTTACACTCTCATTCAGTGCAGTTCCGGCAATAATACTGGCAATATATACGCAAAATTCAGCGGTCGTATAGGTCTTACTGCCGATTTTTATATCATCGGTATCAAAATTTATAATACCGATGTTATTTGATACAGAATGCGGTAATACTGCCTTAAACGGTTTCTTTGCCGTTCGCTGTGCAATAATCCAATCTGCCACAGTCTTAACTTCACCGTCCTGTAATGACGGAACGGCAAGATAATTCCACTTCTTATTTGCCAAACGCTTCAATGCATCATCAAGACTTCCTTCTGCGGCAATTCTTTCGATAATCACTTTTTTGGGTGAACCTTTAAACGCCATATTTATGTAATTTAGATTGTCTGATGTCCAATGGCTCTTAACCACTTCCGTCTCATTGTTGTAAACGTATGTGGTATCTTCCTTGGTTTCATCCTTCAAAATCAGTGCAACTGTACCGTTTGCACTGCGTTTTACAGCGGTTTGTGCCGCCGCCTTAAATTCTACATTTATTGTTGATAATCCCATGTTATATACCTCTCATTTCTATGGTTTCTGCATTGTCATAATCGTCACATTCATCAATGGACTGTGTTATAGGAACGTCATACATCACAGTTAAACGTTCTTCTTCGATTGTCATATCCATTGTTTCCATAGTTAAATGCCTGTCCTGTACATCAATCGTACTGTACATCAATGTTTCGCGAATTTTTTCCGCCGCCTCGGCACATTCTTGTGCAGTTTCAGTTTTTGGAATATACTTGATGGTTACACTGTAAACGTCATCCTCCAAAAATCCTCCGGATTTTGTAATTGATGATGGGTATACATAGATGAACACTGCCGGCTTAGGATAGCCTTCTTGAATTTCTGATGATATAACATTAAATTCTGCATTTCGTAGTTTGTCCGCTATAAATCTGCGTATATCCTGTGATTTAATCATTGTTAAATTCCTCCACTAATTTATCTAACATTTTATTTGCATCTCGGTCAAAACGTGATTGTGCCTCTTGTATTGCATTGCTTAACATATGCTTACCTTCAACACGTCCGTGCGATTTAATTCCTCTGGCGAAGCGTTGTACTCGGTTTAGTTTTTGTCCTTTTTCTCTTGTTCTGCCTCCCGACACCTGTTCGTGACCTAATTCAACCAAATGTCCGTGAGGTGCTCTCGTTTGAATTCTGACAACTCTGACTGTTCCACCCTTGTACAGTTTAACTTTTTTTAATCTCCACGAATTACGGAGTTTTTTGGTCTTTACCGGCGTAAGCGATTTTGTCTTTCTATTGACTGCTTGTCCCTGTGCCATTAAAAGTGCATCTGCCTTGTCCGGATAGTTTTTTTCAAAACGTTTGAACGATTTTTCCAATTCATCAAAACCGAATACATCTTTATTCTGCCTTGCCATATCTGTCCACCTCTGAGCATACGATTTTTAATTCCCTGTGACTCTCATTTATATCCAATACGGATACTATGTCAAATACCTTTGCACCATACAGAATTTTCATATTACTTTCAATGCCGTTAAAATAACGTGTTACCACGTTGTATGTTGTTTCTGCTCTGATTTTCTGCGATTCGTCATATTCTCTGCCTGTCGCAGGCGAAACATATGCACGAACACCGTAATCTGAAAATACATTATTTAAACCGCTTAAAACTCCGCTTTTAAAACAGATTTCGCCGTCTTGCGTAGAATATACATCATCACTTGCAGTCTTTGTCACCGGGTGGAACGGAAACCACCCGATAACTTGCTCTGACTGTTCGTTTATTTCTGATGTTGACGGCTTTAAAAATACAACTTTGTGCCTTAGCTTTGCAAAATCCATTATTCTTTCACCTCATCATCAGTATCTTGTGGTGTTTCCAACTGTAACTGCATTAGCATAGTTGAAACATTCTGACTATACTTTGCCTGCCCATATGGACTACGGTTTTCGTAATAGTCGCCCACCAACATCAGCATTACGGTATGTGCTTTGGGATTGTCCAAATCTACCTGTCTACCACATGCTGATTTGACGTATTCTTCTGCCGTTGATATGTATATTTCCAACAATGTATCATCATCGGATGTATCTAATCGCAGAAAATTCTTTACTTCGTCTAATGTTAGGGACATTCTTCACCCCTCCCATTCATTATGCAGCTGCTTTTGTCGTTACAGCCTTGCCTTCTGCTGCCGTTATTGTTCCGTAGATGTATGTAGAACTATCTGCCTGAATGACATCATAGCTTTCGATCACACGCATAGTTGTCATATTTGCACCGAATTGATATTCAGTTGATACTGCAAACTGATAACCTTTCCTATCAATGAAATAACAACCGGCTTTAAGATTTCCGTAGAAAATCGGTGCTTGTCCTGCTTTGGTGTTTGGCAGTTGTGCATCTGGGAACACAATTACAGGTAGTCCTTGGAACAACTTTTGTGTCGGTGTTACATAGTCTTCCTTTAAAATTGGTCTGCCGACTGCGTCCTTTTCACTGTCCATAATGTCAAATCCTGTTTGGTTTGTGACAATAACTGCACCGATTCGGGCGGATGGGTCCAAATCTTTGTTGATTGATGATTTCAATTCATCTAATCCCTTTATTGCCTTTGCCGTTTTACCGTTTTGCAATGCTGTGAAAATGTCTGTATTTTCACTGATGATTGAATTTTTAACAAACCAGTTATTTAGGTATGATGTCAAACCAGCCTTTTCCGATTCCAATAGTATATTTGAAATAGGGAAAACCTTACCTTTGTGTGTAACTTGGAATTTTTTCTGTTCAAATGATGGTTTAGTGCCTTCTGTGATTGTATCGCCATCTTCAAAATCTGCCAAACCTGTCGGAACACCCTTTTCAAATACGAAACTACCGGTTAATGATGATGTCGGTACTACTGTTACCAAATCTTTTGCTGACATATATGTCTTTCTTAATTCTCTGATTGTTGTATCAACATCTTCAGGGATTAGGAAATTCTCACCGTCTGTACCGTTTGTGCCTGTAACCAATGCATTTTCCGCTTCGGTCAATTTTTTTCTTAGTGCAATCTTTGCCATAACAGAAAAACCGTTTGCTGTTGTTTTGTTCTTTGGTTCTTTCGGTACGTTGTCCCTTTCCATTTCAAATAATGCTTTTTCATTTTCATATGATGTTTGTAAATTCTTGATTTCGTCAATTAGCTGCTTCGCCTCGGCAACTTTACCTTCATTTTGAAAATTCCTTGCTTGTAAATTTTTCTCTTTTATCTTTGCAAGTAACTCACGCATCTTCTTGTTCATTTTCTATTGCTCCTTCCATAAATACGAAATTGTCTAACATATCCAATTCGTTACTGTTTTTTTCTTTCTGTTCTTCCTCGTCCGGATTATCTTCTTCATCATCTTCATCCGGCTTTTTTGGTTTCGGATCTTCTTCCTCATCATCTTCGTCATCATTTTTGACAACGACATTTTTAGGAATATTATTGTAGGTTATAGACGAAATACACGCTGCCACATCTATGTTTTCATCTTCTTGTATTCGTGGGAATAATTCCGCCGCATCCTTTGCCGACAACCACGTTTCATCAGACATTTTCTGTTTAATGTCATCTTCAGTGATATTTTCAGCGACATTTTCCATGTATGTATCAACAATCGTTTGTTCGATGTTTTCCAATCTGTCCGCTGTTTCACGCAAATCGTTGGCATTTCCCATTGCATACGTCCACGCTTTGTGGATCATCAAATAGGAATTTGCCGGCATAATGATTTCATCACCTGCCATAACAATGACTGACGCAATAGACGCTGCCAAACCGTCAACATACACTGTTTTATGTGCCTTATGCCGTTTCAGCATATTATAAATAGCATTACCGGCAAATACATCACCGCCATTACTATTTACATAGATATTCAGCTGACTGACATTTTCACATTCTTTCAACAGTGTGGCTACGTCAGATGGGCATTTATCATCATTTCCCCACCATTTATCCCCGTCATTCCCGACAATATCGCCGTAAAAATAAATATCGGCTGAATCATCGGTCTGATTTCGGATATAACACTTGAAACCATTCTGTTTCTTGTTCCTGTGTCTTGGCATTTTGACTTCCTCCTTCCATAGCAACTTTTAACGGTATCATATTACCGTTGATTAGGTATGCGTTACCGCCATCTTCTTCAGGAATATGTGGCATGTCTTCCTTACCTCGTATATCATTAGCGGATAGCCAACCGTTTTGTCTGGCTTTCGCATAACCTTCCATTCTCTCTGAAAATGTCGCTCTTAGCACGACATCAACATTGAATTTGAAAAAATATCCTTGCTGAAGTTCTTCCGAAGTCAGCAATTTACTTGCCAATTCTTCTTCCAAACCCTTTAGAATAACCAACATTGTGTCGGTCAAAAATGCTTGTTGCTGTGCTTCACTGTTTGCGTAGCTTGATTTCTCATAGTCATTTAATTGATTTGGTTTTATACCGAATGCTCCGGCAATCTGTAATGCCGTATATTTTTTCAATTCCAAGAACTGTGCGTCTGTCAATTTCAAATTTAACGGATTTAACTTCATTCCGGCAGGAATCGGAATAAACGTTAATGCACTGTTCGCCGATGTTGCCGTTTCAATAGTGCTGATTAATTTCTTTCGCAACTCTTCATTCAAATCTGCCGTATATTCAACAGCAACTTTACCTGTCAAACCTGTTTCATATAAATTCTTGATAAATCTTTGGCTGTCCATTGCTCCGTCAATCGTCAGTGCCAGCACATCCTTAACCGCCAACCCCATAATGCCGTCAAACGTCATATATGTTTTAAAATGCAATATTTCATCAGTGCTGAATTTATATACCTTTCCGGTTACCGGTTCGGAATATATATACCAAACTCCGCCATTATCATCTATTAACTTCGCATTGTCATCATAGACTGTCATATATCGGTTGTCCAATATTAACAACTCAGGCTCTTTGTTCCGTGCGATATATACATAACAATTTCCGTAATGATACATCACCGTTACAACTGTTGCCCAAAATGTCGTTGCAGTCATATTCTTATTCGGTCGTACTTTCAGCACATTGTATAATGCTGAATTTTTTGCCTTACTGACACCTTTCGGTGTTTCCTGATACATCTTTAACGGCAACTTTGCAACCGCCTCAGACAACGTTTTTAGACAGGTGAAATATGTCACTTCCGACAATTTACTATTCCGTATACTGCCGTACTGCGTCCAAAATCGTTCATCTAACAATGATATTGTCGTTGTATCATGTGTCAGTGCATAAAATGCCGATTTTATTCTGTTAAAAAATTTCATTATATCTGACCTCTCAACATTTCTTCATATTCTGCCAGTTGTGCCGCTGCTATTGCGTTGACATCAACATAATTCAATTCATGTGTATATGCTCTGGTGTGTGCTATTATCAGTGCCATTGCAGGATCAATTTTATTGATACTTTTCGCCTTATTTGGTCTAACATTACCGTTTTCATCAAACGTAACTACGGTATTTCCAACCGCCCACTTCAACATCGGATCATCAAAATGTATTAATTTACGGTCTTCAATCGTTATCCCCAATTCCTTGGTTGGCTCTGACAATGTTTTAAATCCTTGTCTGACTTCAACCACTTTCATACCCTCGTCAATCAGATGTGACATTAACTGCGTTGCGTTCCACGGATCTAAGCAGACTTCCAAAATGTCATACTTTTCACGCATCCTCAAAATATAATCTTCGATATAGTCAAAATCAACTGCATTGCCGGGCGTTGCCGTTATATATCCCATATCAATATACCGTTGATAATCAATGTGATGTTTCTGTGAATTATCAAAAATCTTATCTTCCGGTATAAAATCATGGTGCAACACTGCGAAATATCCGTCACTTAGTGGAAATTCAAAAACGACGCTTGCCAAGTCGTTACGCACAGACAAATCGCCTGCGGCATAACACTTTTTACCGATTAAATCTTCTTTGGTGATTTTCAAAGTCGGTGGTTTGTTGTACTGCTCCATATTCGCCCATGAAGCGGTATCAGTAACCCACATATTCAGTTTTTTACACTTGAATTCGTTCAATTTTGACGGAATATTTTTAGATGCAGTATAAACACTTTCCATATCTTTTAGGTTGACACTGACATTCATATTCGGATTGGCTTTTATCCAATTCTGCGGATCTGTCCAATCGTCATTTTCGTCCAATTCTGCTATGTAAATGAAAATATCTTCATTCTCAACCGTTTCATTCAAAATATTTTTGTAATAGTCATATAATTCCTTACAAAAACAGTTTGGATTTCTGCCTGCGGTCGTTCCTGTTCCGATTAATGGCTGTGTTCTTGCACCTGTCGCACTGTCCAAAATATTGTACACATCACCTGTTTTGTGTGCGTGTAACTCATCAATCAATCCCAAATGCACATTTAAACCGTCCAAAGTTTCACTGTCTGACGATAGCGGTTCAAATTTTGATAATTGTGCGTCAAAAGTGATGTTGTTCCGATACGTTGTCAGTATAGTTCGTAGCTCCGGTGACTTCCCAATCATATTCTTAGCCTCATCGAATATAATTCGTGCTTGGTCTTTTTTGGTTGCTGCCGAATAAATTTCAGCACCGTTTTCACCGTCACAAACAATGACATATAGTCCGATGAACGCCATTAACGTAGATTTTCCGTTTTTTCGTGCCACCTGAATGTAAAAATATCTGAATCGGCGTGTATCATCATCTTTACGCTTCCACCCGAATATAGAACCTACAACAAATCTCTGCCAATCTTCTAATATCAGTGGCTTGCCTGCCCACTTTCCTTTGCTGTGTCGGCAGTAATTTTCAGCGAATGCAAAACAATATTCTGCTTGCTCTGCATCAAAGTAGTACGGATAATCTTTTCTTTTAGATTTTTTTAAATCTTTCAGATGTCGCTTGCACGCTTTTTTTACCGAATCACCTGCAATAATCTTGCCAGCTACGACTTTTTTCGCATATGATGTTACCGAATCCATAGTTTACGCACTCCTGTTCTTCTTGCTGATGAATTCCATAATACTTGCTTTTTTGTCCTCGGTTTCTACCGGGTTTGTCATTCCGGCTCTTGATGACGGTGTCAATCCGAACTCTTTGGCGAACGTCAGCATTTGTTTTTTTGCAGTGTTTGAAATGCTGATTTCAGGTATTTGTTGTTCATACCCTTTGGCGGTGATAAACGTCAGCGGTGCAGGAGAATTTTTGTCCGGTTGTTTTGCCTGTATCGCCTTTTCAGCTAATACCCACTGTGCATATGAATCGCAGTATGCGGCAAATGTTCCTACATCTGCATCCGTCAGCATTCCGGCATTGAATACAATCGGTGCTAATCGTTTCCACTCTTTTTTTGCAATTTTATTTAGGAACACCGGCGGTGACGGAACTTTTTCCGGTTTTGAAAATTGCAATCTGTTTTCAGTTTTTCTATGTCCGGGATTGCCGTGTAGTTCCTCCAGCTCTGCCGGTTTTTTCGTTGGTCCTCTTGCTCCCATTTTTGGTTTAACCCCCTCTCGAAAACTTGCGTGTGCGTAAAAAAGACTTGGGCGACGGTCTACCGCATATTCGCAAAAACAATTTTGATACCCCCTTCCGTGAAAAAAATCTTCACGAAAGAAAAAATTTTTTTAATATTATCTACCAAAACCGCCATCTTCTGTCGCAGTCTTACGGTCATGGCATTGCTTGCATAGTGGTTGCCAGTTGTTCCTGTCCCAGAACAGCTGTTGATTTCCCTTGTGCGGTGTGATGTGGTCTACAACTGTGGCTTTCTCGTATCTTCCCTGTTGCAGACAACGAATGCAAAACGGATGTGACAGTAGATATGTCTTGCTTGCTTTTCGCCAACGTCCGTTATATCCTCGCTTGCTCGCTGACTGTCGGCGGTCGTCATATTGCCGCTTTAAATGCTGATGTAGTTCGCAGTATGTATCGTGTGTCAGTCGGTGACATCCGCATTTGTTGCAGACGTGTAATGCAGCCTGTGCCATTGTCATTCGTCCTTTCCGCCTATTACACATAACCCTGTATTGTGTGTAATAGGTTGAATACAGTTTCTACTAATAAATGCATAACAAAAACCGCCATTCTATTACACGTTAGACAATTATGTTTAATAGAATTAAATTTTGAAGTGTTTCATAGCAGATAACACAGTATCTTTTGTGACACCAATGTATCTTAATGTATCACTTGCACTACGATGATTAAACCACACCTGCAATGTAACTATATCGCGTGTTTGTCTGTAGTAATGATAACCACATGTCTTTCGTAGCGAATGTGTTCCTACTTTGTATTTAATGCCTACATGATCCGCCGCTTCGCGTAAGACTTTGTATGCCATACTCCGACTGATTGCCTTATATTCATTGTGATTATTCGGAATCAGCGCTTCTTCCGGTGTACGGTGTTCGCAATAGATTTTATATTCTTTAAGCAATTCATCATTATATGCAACCGTGATTTCTTTTCCGGTCTTACTCTGCCGGAACGTTGCAGTAGTACGTCCCTTAACGTCACCTACTGTCATCTTTAAAATTTCGTTAATACGCAATCCTAATGAAATACCTGTAATGAACATAATGTAATATTTAATATCCTTTTGATGCAGATATTTTTTGATTGCGTATACATCCCGTTTATCACGAATTGGTTCAACCGTATTCATACAATCACCCTTCGTATTCTCTTAGCCACCTACGCAGATCTCTTTCAAACATTTTACGTTTGTGACGACATTCACGCCATTTTCTGTTTCGTCTGTTCCATTCAGTGCAGAATTTTCTGCGTTTATATTCAAACTTCTTTTTTCGCAAATATTTTTTTATTTTTTCAAACATAGTTTTATCCTTTCTACCGTTTATATATTGCTTACATCAATCTTGCCACTCATCAGCTCCGGCAACAGTGCGTCCCGAAGTTCTGCTAAATATCTGTTTTCTTCAAAATTTAGATAATATATGTGTTGTTTCCACGTGTTAAATATCATCATAAGAATGCTTGAAATATTTTCTTTGCTGTTATTTGAAAATGTTATTTCATTTTTATTTTTTGTTGTTTTGAAATAATCATTTTTTACAATCTTTTCACCACATATTTTTTCTGTCAATTTTGAGAAATCATTATTTGTACCGTTGTCCTGCTTGAACAGTTCAATGTCAAATCCTAAAGACTTGGCGATTGTTTCGTTTATTGTTAGTTTACAAGTATTTTTTTCAGTTATAATTCTGTTAATATCCGCAACTATTTCGTTGTACGGTCTATGTGCATTTTCTATATTCTCAAACTCTATGTATCGGCTTGGCACCAATACATAATTATTGTTTTTTATTTCTTCAATGCTTACTGCCTTGCAGTAACCCGCTATATTTCCGTACTGTTCAATTTGTATTAATACATCTTGTATCTGACTTTCGGATATAATCTTGACCTCTTTTGCGTATGTCCTGTTAGTGTGACTTTTGCCGCCAAACTGTCCGTTTTGCATTCGTTGTTCCGTTTCATACCTCTGTCGCAGGTCAATCATTTCTATCGTTGAATGTTTTTTATTTTTGTTAAATGTTATAATACACGTTGGTATTGACGTAACTTCAAACATTTTATCTGGACATACAATTATACTTTCTATGAAATTCATTTCGACTAAATACTGTCTTATTTGCTTTTCCTTTTGATTGTCAGTGCTTAACACGCCATTCGGCAATATAAAACTTGCCTTGCCATTAATTTCATCTAACGCAGTCAATATAAACGCATAATTCGCATTACTTTCCGGCGGTACTTCGCACTGTGAAAATCTATTCTGTAATTGTGCAAATACCGGCTGTTCCCATTTCATATTGTACGGCGGATTTGATATACAACAATCAGCTTTAAATTCACTCTTATCTACTTCTTTAACCGTTGCAAATCTATCACCCTTTTGCGTCCTGTATGTTTTGAAATTTTCATCTGACAATACATCACAATGGATAACTTCGGCGTCAATATTTCTAATTGCCAAATTAAACAACAAAAACGGAATAACACGACTATCATATTCTTTGCATATAAATTTTAAATCGTTATTCTCGTTCCATTTTTGGATTGTCAATGCTCCGCTACCCGCACACAAATCCAAACAAATCTTTTCATTTTCGGTTTTTGATAACTCTGCAACCGCTACCGCAAGGCTTTTCGGTGTGTAGTCTTGCATTTTTTCCTTGCGGTCGGCAAAATAATATTGAAATATCATTTGCATATAATCTATTGTTAAATCGGGACATATTAAAATCCAATCTTCGCATAGCTTTCGACACTTTTCCGCATTTAACAATGTTGATTTTAATTCATCAACAACATCTTCAATTTTTTCTATGCTGAAAACGTTCTTGAATTTTTCAACTAATTGCAATAGCTCCATAATTATGTCCCTTTCTTTATCCAAAATAAAAAACAGAATGTATATGCATTAACATATACATTCCGTATAATCAGCATAAACATGGTACGCTGAATACTTCAAGCGTGTCTATGCCTATCTTAATATCTCTATTCCCCTCTTTTGCTTTGAGATATTTTTTCCCACTGCCTCACGGCAGTTCACCCTTCGATTCATATACTACCACAGGATCAATGTTACATTCTATTACATAATGACGTTTTTATGGATTTTTATAAAATTCCGCATACAAAAAAAGCCGGAATAAAATCCGGCTTAATCTTTTTCTAAAACTCTTTTGATTGCAGACAGTGCCTTGGGGTGAAGAATATGTACAACGTGTTTGTATGAATAGTTTAGCTGTTCTGCAATCTTTTCCCACGTTAAATTTTGAATATACCTTTTAATTAACAGTCTTCGGAGTGTAGCACTTTCGACCTGATTCACGGTTTGAAGAATTTCATTTTTTATTTTGTACAATTCGCCAATTCTGTTTTTGATGTTTTGTTCATAAACCGCTACATTTATTTCGTCCAAAAATGCAACCGGATTAACCGCCTGCAAATCAGCAATTTCTTCTTCAATCTCAATTCCTCTCTGTAACCATTCTTTTGTCGTCATGCTTTCACTCCCCCGTTTTGCTTATTGCTTATTCTTCGTCAAGGCGTTGTTGGTATTCAACGAAATACCATATCAATTCATCTCTGAATACTTCGATAGCTTCCTCTGCTTTTTTCTTTGGTGGCGAAATGTATTGTATTAGGTAATCGCATAATATAATAATAGTCTGCGTACAATTTTTCAGCACCATAACTATACGCAACAAACCACTTCTTTTTACTTTCATCGTTCCAATCTTTTTCTGAAATAGACTTGTCGTTTAACGCCTGCCACTGTCTTAGCTGACGAAGCAATCTGTCTGCTCTTGCATTGTTCTCGGCAATGGTTTTATTGCTGTAATAATTTCCTACATCATAACAATCTCGGTCTAATTGACCGTTATGTTTCATATTCGTTATTTCATCATCTACGTCAACAAGATAATATGTTTCTTCAACTTCAACCCTCTCATATCCTGTTCGGCTTCATTCCTCCGCCAATCCCAATATTTTAGCCTGTTCCTCCGTCATTTCAACTTGGACGGTTTTTCCATTTGCTTTTAATTCTACTTGCATTGTTATTCCTCCGTTTGTTTTTCTTGAAATTCCTTTAATCTTTCTTCTAAATATTCAATCTCATCTTTCCAATGCTCAATCAGCATTTCTTCGATTTGCTGTTTTGCGCCATCTATGCTGTCAGCCCACAATATATCGTTATCTGCATTTAATTCTTCTGATATGTAATAAAACGCCTTATCATCTTCTTCATCTTGAACTAAACTTGCGATTATATCCTCGTCATCTCCATAAAATTGATCGAAATGCAATTCATAGCACTCTTTGCCAAATTCATTCTTTTCCGTTTTCCATTCTTTCATTTGTTTCGCTCCTTGCTCTCATAGGCTTTTTGTTATCATTTTCTTGACCGCCTTCAAAATCATCATTAATTGCCATCAGCAAAGCCATAAGTTCATGATATTTTTCTTTATCTGCATCATCTAAATGCCAATATTCTTCATATCCTTTTCTGATTATTGCTAATAGCACAAAGCCGAATATAATACATATTGTTGCAAACACTCTACTCAGTGCTGATGGTATCATCAGCATAAATGCTATCCGACACCATGTTTCAGTGTGCTTGTCCCACGATTTGAAAATCATCTTGGATATATTTATTTTATGCTTTTTCAAATTTTATTCCTCCATTGACCTTTCACAATCATCTACCGGATAAATTTCATGCTTTCTTAATTCTCTTGCAATACCATTTATACATCGTTCTATTTCCCAGTCACGCTTTCGTATGAAAAAAGCGCCTCCGTATACTTTGACTATTTGTTCGTTTAATTCTTTTTGCTGTGGTGTATCTCCCTCTTTGCTTTCATTGTCTTCACTAAATATGGTGACAAGTCTTTGAAAATACTCTGTTCTCACGATTTCGTTTACAATATCTGCTGCGTAACTATATCCAAACTTATTACGTTGCCGTAATAAGTTAATTGTTTTATCGTTTAATCCAATATCTTTGTTAATATCTACATTTTCTCGTTGCATGACAGGTGACGCACCGATTAAATACTCAACTGTAACATCATAGTATCGAGCCATACGAACAAGTAAACCATATCCAGCATCACGACCGTTTTCGTAATACGATAGATTTTGTGGACTTATGTTTAAATCTTCTGCCGCTTGTCTTTGTGATATACCTTTTAGTTCTCTTACATGTTTCAATCTTTTACTGAACGCTCCAAACCTTTCTTCTCTCGGTATTCTCCTTTTATACGTTTTTCCTAACAAATAATCAGTTGAAACATCAAAAAACCTCGAACACGCAATAATAAACTCGCTATCCGGTTTTCTTTGCTCATTTTCATAAAACGAAATAGACATACTTGACACATTTAAAATTTTTGCCAATTCTTGTTGCGTCAATCCGTTTTCTGTTCTTAATTCTTTTATTCTTCTTCCTATCATCTTAAATTAACTCCCTTCCGTATTGTTTCAACGATGAATAAACTGTGCCGTGAGATATTCCTAATGCCTCGGCAATTTGTTTTTGCGTAAACTTTTCATTTGTCAACTTCACTATCTGATTATGATATTCCATTGCTTTGCTCTTTCTTTGCACCTTTGCAACAGCCCATGTTGGCTTAACACCATTTTTAATTGATTCCGTAACATTTCGCCATGCAGCACCTATACATACACCGGAACATAACTGAATATCGAACGGTTTTCCTGTGTTTTCGTCAATGTGTTCGTCCATCAAACGACCACACATACTACAATATCGTTTTCGCATTTTACTGTCCCCTTTCACACTATCACCGGCAACAACAACAATTCTGTATCACCGTCTTTTATTATCAATGCGTCTTTCTGCGATTTCAATTCCAAAACAACATTGTCGGACCGTATTGTTTTTATCATATCCATTAAAAAATCAGCATTGAAACCGATTTTAATATTGCCGGCTATATCGGCATCTATTTCATCTTTTAACTGGCAACGAAGATTTCTGCCATTGCATTTCAAAACATCATCTTTCAATTCCAACGTTACCGGAACTTTTGTTTTACCCTGTTCCGAAACGAATTTACCGCGTTCAATCATCTGCATAAACTCTGCACGTTTTACCGTTGCAGTTATATCCGATTCACGATTCATCATATTGTCATATTTGACATAACCATTTTCATTAAATGTACTGGCGACAACTATAAATTCACTGTAATCTAACAACAACCGCATATTTGTATTATCAACAATAATACGCAACAGCGGATTTTCACTTTCAATACGACACAGTTCCTTTGCCGCAGGAAGCGTTATTACAAACGACATATTTTCATATGTGCCAACAGGTGTAGTTATATGTGCCATTCGTTTTCCGTCAGTTGAAACATTGTGTAATGTTTCGTTTTTTATGTCAAATAACACGCCGTTATACTGCGGTCTGTATCCGACTGTCGGTGCTGCAAACGGCACAGTTTTAGTTAAAATTTCTCTAAACCGTTCCTGTTCTAACATCAATTCATTATTGCATTCCGGCATTGATATTTTCGGATAATTTTCCGCAACTGTTCCTTGCCATTTCTGCTTGTATGTTCCGATTTTCATTTCAATGACATTGTCTTTGTCGGTTGATATTATAACCTCCATATTTTCACCTTTTGAAATGTTCATCAAATACTTTGGGTTACATACAACCATCCCTTTCTGCTCAACGTCTGCACGAACATAATATTTGATTTTTATGTCATTTGAATATGCTGTCAATTCCACCATATTCGGTGCATTGGCATCTATCAGAATACCGCCCAACATCTTCATTGTTTCTGCATTGACAGCATGATTTATAACTTTGATTGCCCTAATGATGTTATATTTGAATGTTCTGAACTTCATTTTTGCTACTCCTTTCTTCGCAATAAATTTTGATTCGATTTTTTTATCTTTTATTCTATGGCTAATATTCAAATAAAAATAGTGATTATATTTTCGTAGAAACGGCTTAAAATCTGATGTCCTAAGCCGTTTTTTTGATTATAAAATCAATTATGTTTTTTTTCGATTTTATAACCATTAAAATCTGGTTATTTTTCTGAAATTTCATCAGCTTTCACTTTGTCATTTTTCCTCTTTTTCAGCTTCGCCAGTTTTTGCGTTTTCTTTATCATTTTCGTCCGGTTTGTCCCACACTGCCGCCGAATTTTTACTACGATTAAATGGGTCTTTTTTCACATTCCAATTTGAAAATTTCATGTATTCCGGTTGGAATTTTAAAAACATTGTTCCTGTTTGCGAAAACCTTGATTTCGGTAACAATATCTCAACTTTGCCTGTTGGTGGTTGTGATTTGTCTTTTCTATATGCGTCTTCGTTATGGATGAACATTACACTGTCGGCATCCTGTTCAATAGCTCCGCTGTCACGAAGATCGGCAAGTGTCGGTCTTTTGTCCGACCGTTGCTCATTTGCTCTATTCAGCTGCGAAAGAGCAATTATCGGACAACCTAATTCTTTCGTTAAGATTTTCAGCTCTCGGCTAACATCACCGACTGCTTGTGCCTTTGTGCAGTTTTTATTGTTTGGCATTTCAATTAATTGCAAATAGTCAACAATCACCGCCCCCAAAGAGCCATATTGTTTTTTTAACCTACGGCAAACCGAACGAATTTTTCGCACTGTCATCTTGGGTTCATCACAGATTAACAATTTTTTTGTTTTTTCTGATTGGTTCATGAAACTGGCGAGTTTTGTCCAATCATCATCTTCCAATTCCCCATATCGCAAAGCAGAATATTTAATGCGTGTCATTGATGATACCAATCGGAGCATTAACTGTTGTGCATCCATTTCCAACGAAAAAAATACTACCGGTTTTAATTCGTTGTAAACTATATGTTCAGCAACATTTAACGCAAATGCGGTTTTTCCCATACCCGGTCTGGCACCTAAAACAGCCAATCCGTCTATACCGCCCATTTTCAAATCTATGTTATCAAATCCTGTTGCCTGTCCCGGAATACTACCTTTGTTTTCACTTGCTTTTGCAATGGTGTCATACGTCTGCATTATCAAATCGTCTGCGGTATTGACATTGATAGAATCACTCTCCGTTGCCAGCATATATTCCACTTTGTCGGATATTTTTTCTATTGGCAATGTTGTATTGCCTGCCATAGTCAATATTTTATTTGACATATCTATGTACCAACGACGTTTCGCATATTCTTTTACGATTTTACCATAGTAAATTAAATTATGTTTCGTTGGGTTGTTGCTGATCGCACCCTTCAGAAATTCAATTCCCTTGTATTCTTTGGCGGTTTTTAATGTACTATCTACCGTCACTATGTCGATTTTGTCGTTTTTGTCGTTTAGGTACAAAATGCATTTGTACACCAATTTGCAATCACTGAAATAAAAATCATTGGGCGTTAGGTTGACTTCGGTGGTTAATTCATCCACATTGCCACCAATGATTAATGCACCAACGACTGCCTGCTCCGCCTCATAGTTGGCAGGAATTTGTTGTTGTTCATACATCGTTATCCCTCCTTCGGAGTCGTGCGGCATACTCAGGGTCTTCCGCTTCGATTGTGGCGATGTAACTATCATCAGTTTCCTCAGTCGAAACCGGCTGTGCCGGTGTGTTTAAGTAATCGACAAACGCTTGTTCTCTACCGACAAAGTTTGTTGAGTATTTTATATAGCGTTTGTCTGTGTTGTTTTTTTCTATGTCTGCGAGGTAATTATCCAGTGCTGACATCAGTTGTTCGGCTGAATATTTGTTTCTGGTGCTGATGTAGTTTCTCATGGTCTGTTGCTCATTTCGTGGATTCGGATATTTTGAATACCACGCTTTGAACTCAGACACCAACTCCGGTGACGGAGTGTTATTCTTTTTATTATTATTACTTGTATTATTATGAGTGAAGTTTTCTTCACGGTCTACCATGAAGTTTTCTTCACGGTAAGACGAAGAAAACTTCACGGTAGCAATATGAATTTTTCTCGGTTTGGAATTACGGTCCACCTTTATGTAACCTTTATTCGACAAGTCTTTTAAGAGCGTTTGAACCTGTCGGATAGTGATACTGTATAAATCAGCAAAATATTGGTTTGACGCATAACAGTATCCCATTGAATTTGACAGTGCCGTAATCTCACTGTATAGTAACTTCGCTTTGTCCATCAGATCTTTGTCATACCTTACATCAGCTGGAATGATTGAATAATATGTCGGTTTAGAAATTTTGTAATTACGCACAAAAATCCCTCCTTTCATTGGTATCTTGTCAATTTTTCAAGCGTACTCGAATAAACCCTACCTTTCCGCAGGGTTTATTTAAGTCAAATTGCACAATTATTGTTTTTTCTTCATCAGTGTGCTTCCGGTAAAGTACACTGATTCTACAACTATTTTGTTTGAATAGTGCTTAACACCATCTTTTTCATAGTTGTTGTTCCTAATTGCACCTTCAAATGCGACCATGTCACCCTTTGAGAAGTTTTTTTCAAGAAAATCCGCATTGTGTCCCCACAATTCGCATTGAATGAAATCTGTGTCATACTCATTTTTAGCATTTTTGAAACGTCTTTGTACTGCCAAAGACACTTGAATAACGGTACTGTCACCTGTGTACTTCTTTTTTAAGTCGTTACAAATACGACCTATCAGCATTACTTTGTTCATTTTTCTCTCCTCCTTTGCTTGTCCAACCGTAGGAGCATTATGCTCCTTTTTCTTCTTCCTGTGCCAATCTTCGCTGACGTGCATTGAACAAAATAGTGGTTATTTCATCAATAACCTTTTGATGCTCTTCCGGTGGTGGGTTAGGATTTCCAAACATTCGTAGTCGCCCCGTTTCGCCGATTTTTTTCTCTTGCACTATTTTGTCGTCGGTCAATTCGACCAATGTAAAACCCTCACACAATTTCATTCCAATCACCTCACTTATTTTTATGTTTTCCCTGTTTTGTCCTATTCCGAAAGGTGCTTTTTTACCCTCTCACTATTTAAGTCCCTATTTTTCACCGTTTTTCTACCTTTTCATAAGCAAATGGCGGTAATTTTTTTAATTGTCATTAAAATCAATACTATAACCGCCTTTAATTGCACCAAAACTCTGCAATTCGGCAACTATTGATAGCATGGACGAAATATCGTCCATGATTTCACTGACACGAAAATCCTGCATTTTGTCTTGAATTTTCAATGCGTCATACAGTTCATCTGAAATTTGCATTGTAAAACTCATACTTTTTTTGAATATAGTATCGTATTTGAATGTTACAGTTTTCATTTGCAATACGCCACCAAACTGCAACCAATGACGATACACGCCCAACCGATAGTTATCATTTTTATTTCCCCTTTCCGTCACAGGTTCAAGAGAGCCACCCTCCGGTCAAAACATTTTTTGAGGTGATGCCTTGAAACAGACTTTCTAAAATTTTATATATTTCTACATTCATATGGAGTGAGTGGCTCACCTCAACCTGTGATTAAATATTTTTCTGCTGGCATATGTAAGCCACCCTGAAAAGAAAGACACACCGCTGACAAAACACTAAATCCACGGTAAAAACAAAAAACAGAGTGGCTGACATATGCCAGCAGTATAAATTAAAATAAATCGTCTATCCGGCAATCAAGAACTTTGGCAAGCATAGGTAATTTATCACTTCTTGGGGACGCTTCACCAGTTTCCCATTTTGTAATAGTTGACCTATCAACATTAATTAAATTAGCCAGTTGTTCTTGGGTTAAATTTGCTTTTTCCCTGACTTCTTTTAAGTTGTTCATTTTTTCACCTCCTAAAAGTGACGTTTCTTCACTTGTAATTTATATTATAGGTGAAGTTTCTTCACTTGTCAAGACTTTTTTAAAAAATAAGTGAAATTTCTTCACTTTGTCTTGATATGTGAAGTTATTTCACATATAATGTGCTTGAGGTGATTATAATGAACGTCCTTAAAAAATTGCGAACAAAAAAAGGCGTATATCAAAAAGACGTAGCAAAATATCTTGGTGTGGACAGAACCACATATGTTAAATATGAACGTGGAGTTAGTGAACCTAATCTTGACATCATAAAAAAATTAGCTAATTATTTTGATGTAACAGTTGATTTCTTGCTGGGCAAGGAAAAGAAAGAAAATACTTTAGATGAGCAGCTTGGAGAAATTGAATTTGCATTATATGGCGAAGTTAAAGAATTAACCGATGAACAAAAGCAAGATATATTAGATTATGCACGTTTCAAAAAAGAACAATGGAAGAAGGAAGAATAATGCTAAATCAATTAAACCAATATGCAATAAACCATAATATAGACGTCGATTTTTTTCCGATGAGAGCCACAAAAGCATTATCCATTCCCGGAGCTATTGCATTAAATCCATTAATGATCCATACAATGCCTGAATTGATAGACGCATATGCTCACGAATTAGGGCATCACGAAACCGGTTCGTTTTACAAGTTAAAATCCACGTTTGAAACGAGGCAACGCATGGAAGAACGGGCAACTCGTTGGGCGGTTCAGGAACTAATTCCGGCTGACAAACTGTTATCGGCATTTAAAAAGGGATATACGGAAGTGTGGCAGTTGGCTGAATATTTTAATGTGACTGAAAATTTTATAAAAGATACAATCAGAATACACCGAGTGAAAGGTAATATTTAAGGAGTGATAACAATGTATGGTGGAGATATTTCGTTAGATGGATTTGAAATTTTAAAAAAGAAAAAAAACATCCGAAAAAAAGGTAAAAGTCTATTGGAATTTCTTACAGACTATACTGTAATAGACATAGAAACAACAGGTCTATATTCTGAATTTGATGAAATTTTAGAATTAAGTGCAGTAAAATATCGTAACAACAAAATGATAGATAAATTTACAACATTGGTTCGCCCTGAAGAAGAAATAGATGAATACATAACCGATTTGACCGGAATAACAAACGAAATGGTAGCAAATGCACCAAGTATCGAAGAAGCACTACCAAAATATTTAGATTTTATCGGAACGGATATAGTGGTTGGTCATAATGTAAATTTTGATATTAATTTTATATATGACAATAATTTGGCATATTTTGAGAAAATATTTACAAACAACTATGTTGACACATTACGCATTGCACGAAAATTATTCCCAAATTTTAAGAATCATAAATTATCTACGCTTGTCGAGGAATTGCATATCGAAAACAAACCAGAACACCGTGGTTTAGCTGATTGCTTGGCAACACAAGAATGTTATTTGAAATTTGATGAATTTGTAAAAATAAACGGTGCGGATGCATTAGCTCCAAAAGCAAAAACTGATTTGCGTACATTAAAAGCAGAATCGGATAATTTTGATACTACTCACCCATTATACGGAAAAGTATGCGTTTTCACAGGTAAATTAGAATTGATGTCAAGAGAGCAAGCTGCACAGTTGGTTGTCAATTTAGGCGGAACGTGTGGCAATGGCGTTACCAAGAAAACCAATTATTTAATTTTAGGTAATAATGACTACTGTTCAACCATCAAAGATGGAAAGAGTAGCAAACAGAAAAAAGCTGAACAGTTGATTTTATCCGGTCAAGATTTGCAAATTATACCGGAAGACGTTTTCTATGAATTAGTATTGGAAAATGTTTCAGAGCATTAATATAAACCGAAGTCAGAAAACCCAACGTCAGAAAACCCGATATTGGGGAATCTAACATCGGTTGATTTTACAAAAGGAGTGATAACAATGCCATTTGATGATTACAAGGAGAGCGTTGCGATATATTTGCGTAAATCACGAATGGATCCGGACAGTGAAGACATAGACGAGACACTTGCACGCCACGAAGATACGTTGTTAAAATTGGCGAAACAAATGGATTTAAACATTGTTGAAATATACAAAGAAGTTGTATCCGGTGACGGTTTATTTACACGTCCTGAAATGTGTCGGCTATTGCAGAACGTAGAGCAGGGGAACTATTCGGCTGTTTTATGTATGGAAATAGACAGATTAGGGCGTTCATCACAAAAAGACGGCGGTATTATCTTGGAAACCTTCAAGGATAATGATGTGCGAATTATAACCACAAGTAAAACATATGACCTAAACGACGATGTGGATGAACAGGTTGTAGAAATGCATTCATTTATCGCACGCCAAGAGTTGAAAGCAATCCGTCGCAGGTTGAATAGGGGAATAGAAAAAACAGTAGAAATGGGATACCATATTTGTGAACCGCCATACGGATACAGGAGAACATACATCGATAAACGTCCGACATTAGAAATCTGTGAAGAAGAAGCAAATGTAATACGAATGGTATTTGATATGTATGTAAATCAACATATGGGTACACAGACCATTGCCGATAATTTAAACAAAATGGGATATACCCCACGAAAAAACGATCATTTTTCACGAAACACAATACAGTTTTATCTGCAAAACGAAACATATATAGGTCAAATTATTTGGAACAAACGAAAACATATCAAAAAAAAATTTCCTACTGATAAACACCGTACTGTATTAAATCCAGAGGAAAAATGGATTGTGTCGGAGGGAAAACACCCTGCAATAATATCAAAAGAATTGTTTGAACAAGCACAGGAAATCCACCAATTCCGAACACACCCACCTACTGCACATGGTATAATTCGTAATCCATTTGCAGGATTAATTTATTGTAAAAACTGTGGTGAATTAATGCAGCGTCAATATTCAAAAATCAGTGGTAATAGATTGTTATGTTTGCATTCCGGTTGTATCCGTTCTATCAGAACAATGTTCGTTGAAAAAGTTATTTTAGACGCAGTAAAAAATATTTTAAAAAACAGTTCGTCCGCCGTCCAAAACAGCATACAAAAAACAAACAACCTACAAATAGAAATGTTGGACAGAACCATTAAAGATATTAATACAAAAATAAAACAGTTGAATTCGCAGAAATCCAAACTACACGATTTGTTGGAACAGGGTGTTTATGATGTTGATACGTTTTTAGATCGTAGTAATGCAATCGCTGAAAAAATCCAAAATTCAAAATTGGCATTAGCTCAACACGAAAAAAAATTAAACAGTATTCAATCCGTTCCAACAGTGCAAGAAGTGCTACCGACATTACGCTATTTGATAGATGAATACGACAATCTTTCGGCAGGCGAAAAGAATGTAATTTTTAAAAAATTGATTAAACGTATGGTCTATAATCGTACAAAGGACCATAGGGGTAACGATTTTGATTTAGATATAGAATGGCGTTTCACTATGTAAGCCCTCGTTTTTATGCGGTTTCTTGACCGTTTTAATTTTGTATGCTCATTTTTCTAACTTGAATAGTCTTGTTCCCTGCAACTGTCATATATCTTATCAGTATGTACACACACTGCTTCACGGAAATTTGTATCACAAGGATATTTTCTTTCTCTTCCGCAGTCATTACAGCAATTTCTGTTACAATCAGCCATTTATTATCATTCCTTTCTATGTTTTTGGGGTTTTCCCTTGGTATAGAATATGAAACTCACCGAAAAGTGTTACTTTTACCGATTATTTTAAATTAAAGTCTGAAAATTGCAAACATTTCTATTTGGATTATGATATAATATGAAAAGTTTAGAAGTATCACGAAAGGAATTAAAAC